GATGAGGAGATGTTGCTCATGGAGCCAGCCGACTTGCTGGCTTATTGGACAAACTACCATGATGTAATACGGAGAGCAGAAAGCGACCCGTATAGGCATGGCTTTGTTCTCAACAACTGGAAGAAGGCGGAAGAGCTGTTCAAGGAGTCGAACGAACTACTAGCTCTGGGTGGAAATAGAGCAGCTAAAACTTATATGGGTGCGTGGATGGTTGTGCGCTATGCTATGGCTAATGCCAACTCCCTAATCGTGTGCTTTAGCCAGAACGCTGAGTTGTCTGTGCTTGTGCAGCAAGCTGCGGTTTACAAGTCGCTGCCCCTTGAGCTTAAACAAAAAACACTAGGATCAAATGAATATGTTTCTTTTACTAGCCAAAACGGATTTGCTGGTAACTCGTTTATTCTGCCAAATGGTAGCCGAGTGCTATTCAAGACTTACTCTCAGTTTAGTCAGAATAACACCGTTCTGGAGGGTATGGAGCTTGGCAGCTATGACCCTTCTAGCATTAACTTGGGTGCTTGGTGCGATGAGTATTTGGGTGGGCCTGAGCTTATCAACACGCTAGTGTTTCGTCTGGCTACCCGTAACGCCAAGATGCTGCTTACGTTCACGCCAATTGATGGTTACACCCAGACGGTTAGAGAGTATTTGGATGGGGCGAAAACGATTGAGACTAAGACAGCGGAAGCACTAAACAACATTGAGGTTCCCTATGTCCAGAAGAGTAAGAATAAGGATGCTTTTATAGTTTATTTACATACTAAAGATAACCCGTTCTCTGGCTATGAACGTGTGTTGAAAGAGGCTAAGGCTAAGGATGCGGAGTGGATTAAGACCCGCTTGTATGGCATCCCCACCAAGAGTATTACCACTTTGTTTCCACGCTTTGACATCAAGCTCAACGTGGTCAAGCATGACCAGATACCTAAGAGCAATGTCACTCGCTACATGGTCATTGACCCTGCTGGGCGCAAGAACTGGTTCATGGCGTGGATAGCCGTGGAAGAGAACGGAACGTGGTGGGTTTACCGTGAATGGCCCGACGTAAATGTGGGCGACTGGGGAACTTGGCGTGGAAACAAATGGGCTTCTGGGGATGGGTGTAAGTCTCTAGGTTACGGAATCAAGGACTACGTTGATCTCATCAATATGCTTGAGGACGGTGAAACCATCCATGAGCGTCTAATTGACCCGCGACTTGGACAGGCTAAATATAGCCATGACCGTGGACAGAGTTCGATTATGCAGGACTTGGCTGATAACGGCATCACCTGCTACCCTGCGGCGGGTTTGCATGAGGAAGAGGGCTTGCAGTCGTTGCAGACCAAGATGGCGTATAACAACAACGCAGAGGTTGATGGGGTCAATCGCCCACACTTCTATGTCTCTGAACGCTGCGAGAACATCATCTGGGCGTTGCAGGAATACACAGGTGCGCTTGGGCCTGATGAACAAGCCAAAGACCCAATAGATGTGCTGCGTTATGCAGCAGTTGAAGACATCTCTTTCATTGATTCAACTGTCTCAATTAACTCTAGAAAAGGTGGATATTAACTATGAAAACTAAAATAACTGAATTAGCTATACGCTGGAATGTGGACGTTTCTGCACTTCTTGAGCTTAAAAGCAAACTAAACCCAAATCATTGCTCTGGTGCTGGCAAGAACACTTGGTTCACCGAAGAGGCAGTTGATCTGCTGGAGATAGCCCTAGATGTTCCTGAGCTACTGCCCGACAAAACCTATGGTGTGGTTGCGCGTAATGCTGCCAACCCAAACTATTGTTATGTTAAGCTGCATGATAAAGATTCGGTTGTCCCTGTCTGTATTCCCCGTAAGTATTCTGGCAAGTTAGTTGGAAAGAAGATTAACGTCGAAATCATCACCGATATAAATGGAAGCTCCTACCGATACTGCAAGTGACGTAACCACAGACCCCAAGTGGATCAACGAACAGATTGACCGCTTGCTTGGATGGGAAGTGCTACAACGAGAGTTTATGGGGGCTAGTGAGCCAATGGAGATACTACACCTTTGTGATAGTATAGGAGTCAATAAAGGGTTCGTCAATACCACCCTAGTGTCAATTCGCCAAAAACTACATGGAAAATTCTAATACTCAAGAAGCACTAACATATACGTCGAAGGAGCCTGACGTTAATGTTTTGCAAACTGCTTTTGCCAACACCCTCATAGAGCTAAGCAGTTACATTGACTTGTGCCGTGATAGCTATGATGATCGCCGCAACTATTGGGCAGGTAAGAGCCGCGACTTGCGTAAGCATGGTTCTGATGCGTTTCCTTGGGATGGTGCGTCTGACATGGAGGCTCACGTTATTGACGAGCGCATTACCCGCTTGGTGTCTTTGTTTATGTCTGCCCTGTCACGGGCTAACGTGCGAGCCAATCCAGTTGAGGCTAGTGATTTGCCGCGAGCCAAGCTGGTGTCTGGGTTTATGAAGTGGATGGTAACGTCTGGTTACATCCCACGGTTTAAACGGGAGATGGAGCTTGGTGCAAACTACCTGCTTGAGCGTGGCTTGCTTATCACCTACGTTGGCTGGCATCGTGAGGATCGTCGCTACTTGCAGCTAATTAAGCTGGGCGAAATTGATCCTGAGATTCAGCAAGCTATTTTGGATGGCAGTCAAGACCCACTCTTGTTGGAAAAACTGGTGCAGATTTTCAACATTAGCGAAAAAACTGCAAAGAAGTGTTTGAACGAAATGCGTAAAACTGGACAGACGGAAATCCCTTCCGTTCGTCGTCAGGTAGATGCGCCTCTGGTCAAGACCCTTTCGCCTGATGGCGACTTCTTCTTTCCCCCGTATGTAACAGACCCGCAGCGTGCGCCCTATTGCTTCTGGCGAACCTATTTCACGGCTCAGGAGTTGCACAACAAGATTTCTACTGATGGTTGGGACGCAGACTGGGTTGAGTATGTCATCGACAAGTTCCGTGGCGTTAATGTCGATTCGATTGAGCGTGAGCAGGAAGGTCGCCGTTCTATCAGCTACTCCAGCACCGTTTACCAGTCGCAGGACTTGATCGAAGTGGTGTATGGCTACCAGCGTCTCGTTGGCGAGGATAACGCCGAAGGCATCTATTGCACCGTGTTCCACCGTGAGTTTACTGGCGACAACGACGTAAATGGTTACGCCAAGTTTGAGCTAATGAATGGCTACGAGGACTACCCCGTTGTGGTCACTCGTCTCAGCGAGGACAGCAAGCGTCTGTATGACGTTCAGACCGTTCCCAACACTCTTCGCGGCATCCAGATGCAGGTAAAGGTGGAGCGTGATAGCCGCATTGACCGCAACAGTATGGCTACGCTTCCTACGATTATGCACCCCGTAGGAAATGCCCCAAGTGATTGGGGGCCAGGCCGTTTCGTTCCTTATCGTCGTGCTGGCGAGATTATGTTTGGCCCAGTTCCCGCCTACAATAGTGGCTCGCTTGAGATGGAAAACTCCATGCAGCAGCAAGCTGATCGTCTCGTTGGTCTTGATGTGCAAAACCCACTTGCCCAGATTCGCCAGCAGTTCTTGATCGACAAGTTTCTGTCCCATTCCGCCGAGGTGCTTAAGATGTGCTATCGTTGCTTCCAGCGTTTTGGCCCTGACTCGGTTTTCTTCCAAGTGACGGGTGTTGCGGATGCCCAGACATTCAACAAGGGCAATCCAGATGAGAATTACGATGTGATGGTTACGTTCGACGTTCTTAACAATGATCCAGAAACTCAAGAGGCTAAACTCCAGCAAATACTCTCGTTGCTTCAAATTGATCGCAATGGTCGTATTAACGTGGATGCAGTTCTCGATATTGCTGCATCTGCCATCGACCCCGTTCTAGCTGCGTCCATTCTCCAGCCCTCGCAACAGGCTCAGGAGCAAATCGTGAAGCAGGTTACGGATGACCTTACGAAGATTGCCGCTGCCATTGAGATGCCAGCCCGTCCAAATGGCGCACAGGTTGCCCTCCAGATTATCCAGCAGTATGCCTCGCAGCCTGACGTAGCCCAGCGTTTGCAGCAGGACGAGTCGTTTAGGGGTCGTCTTGAGAAATACGCCTCGCAGTATCAGTTCCAGATGCAGCAGTCCCAGAACGCGCAGATTGGCAAGATTGGAACCGCACCCTCCACCGTTGGCAATATGTCCACCCAAGCAGTATGACCCCAGCAGAAATGGCAGCGGCACGCACAAAGGAAAAGACAATTGCTGCAAACAAGCAGCAGGTTGTTGATGCCCTAAAAGCTAAGTTTGGCGACAAGCCTAAAGTTGTTGCCGCTCTTGCTGGCAGCATTGACGTAGAGACTGGCGGAACTTTTGACCCTCAGCAAAAGCAAAAGAATGGCCCAGCGAGAGGTTTGTTTCAGCTTGAAACTGGCAAATACGAAAACGGAACCGACAAACACTTTAGCCAATACGAAAACTGGCGCAAAGGAAAAGAGTTGGACGATAGCATTGAGTCTCAGGTGGCGTATGTTCACGACACCATCTATGGCAGCAATCAAAAGTATATTGGTGCTGGAAATGCAAAGAAAATTAGAGATATCTTAGAAAGCGACGATCCAATTAAGATTACCACAGGCTTCACTACAAACTTCCTGCGTCCCAATCCCGCGAAGTCACACATGGACAGACGCATTGCCTCTGCCAATTCTTTCTTGTCTAGCTTCAATGATGCTGCTCCTGTTCCAGCAAAACCCGCTGCTGCGCCCAAGAAGGCATCTGCTAACGTTATATTCAAAACTCCCGTTATTACAAGCACTCCTCCCGCTGGCGTTATCGGTCAACCAGATTTTACAGTTAAGTTTCCCAAGCCATGACAATCGAACAAGACATCAAGTGGTTATCTAACCACAAGCAGTTTGCCAATTTCGCAGAGACTATATTCGCTATTCGTGAATCGTATATATCCGCCATGCACGATGCAACGGGTGAACGTATTCAGCAGATTAGCGGACGTATCCTTGCGTATGATGATATGCTAAAAATGATTGACTCTACTGAGTTAATCAGGAAGCATAGTCACCAGTAGTTTCGGTGTGCTATTATTTGTTTCTCGCCGCCCGCTTAGGCGTAATAAAGCGTTTATATGTCTGAAGAAATCATTACAGAGAACGCTAACTCTGACCAAAAACTAGTGGAACAGTCAAATCTAACAGTTGACGGACTTATCGCCCGTCGACTCGGGACGCTTTCCAAGCCCCCCGAAGCAAATCCTCCCCAAGGGGAAGGTGCTACTGAAGATGCCCCAGAGCAGGGGAATCCAGAACCTTCCACGAAGGAAAAGGACGTTCTTTCAAATATTGATTTAGAGTCTATGTCTGAATCTGAATTGCGCGACCTATCTGATAAGTTAGGAAGCCGTGCAGTAGCCCGTTTCGGGGAACTGACAGCTAGGCGCAAACAGGCAGAGGAGCAAATTGCCGCATTGCAAGCTGAACTTCAGAAGCGCAATGAGGTGAATCCTCTCGACGTAAGCAACAAGGTGGAAAACAATCCATACGCCGCTATTGATAGTGTCGAAAAACTCCAAGCGAAAGCAAAAGAGGTTGAAGACGTTATTGAGTGGGCCGAGGATATGCTCTTCAAGAGCGACCATCTTTCTTACAATGACATAGCTACTATGGTTGACGGAAAGGAGATGACCAAAGCAGACATCCGTAATGCTTTGCAAAATGCGCGTAAGGCTCGCAACAAATATCTACCAGCGCAGCTACAAGAGTTGCAATCGGTAGGTCAGCGTAAGAACCTTAAGTCTGCATTTGAGGAATCTGCACGCAAGGAATTGACTTGGCTTAGTGGCGAAGACAATGACCTGCGTAAGCAATATGAGGCTATGATTAACGATCCTCGTTTGTCACAGCTTGAAAAGGCTGCGCCAGAACTCGCTCCCCAGCTTTCTTACATTTTGGCACACGCTGCCAATTCTATGTATGGACGCAAGGTTATACCAACTGAATCAAAACCCAAGATGACTCCTCCGAGTTCCCCTGCTGGGAATAGCGCATCTTCTGATAAACCAGAAGGTCGCAGCTCTAAGGCAGTTCTTGATACTAAGAAACGATTTGCTGAATCTGGAAGACCTAATGATTTCATTGCTCTCCGTGCTTTACAACTCTCTAAACGCTAAAAACTAACTACTATGTC